CCGGCGACGCTCCTGCGATACATCCGCACCATCAGATTGTTCGCCCCACCTGCGCCGCAGGCACGTACAACCACGCGCAATCGACGTGCACCGTTGATCGGCACCCACTTGCCGCCATTGGGCTGCAGGGTTGGATTCACACTGGTATATCGATTGAGCAGCACGCCTGGACGGCCATCGCCATTGACCGTGCTCCACACTGCACCGTTGGCGGCCGCCGTTGCGGTCCATCCTCCCAGGCCCTCTGCGAAGTCGGGATTGGGCAGCAGACCGCTGCCGGTGTTGAGTACGCCCTTCAGCCCGCTGGACAGATCGGTGAGCTGCTGTGCCTGCGCATCGACCTTCGCCCCCTGCTGATCCACCTTCGTGGTCAGCGCAGTCACCGCCGTTGCGTTGGCAGCGGCGCTCTGCTGGGCAGCGTAGGCATCGGTGACATCGATCATGCGGATGTCATCAACCTGGACGCGCACCCCCACTTCCCGTGCGCCGTTTCCACCCGGGATGCTGACGAGCATCCGCCACTTCGCGGCAGAGACCGCCGTATTCATGTAGCCGCTGACCTTGGTCCACCCATCCTTGCGCAGGGAGGCAAGGGCGTAGGCCTGCAATGGCCACGAGCTTTCCGCGTTGGCTTCGTTCGTGGTCTGCCAGCCCACCCTGATGGAGCCTCCGGTCGGCTGGATGCTGTCCGGATGCAGGCGCGCGTAGTACTCCACGTAGATGCGACGATTGCCGGTGATTGGGGTCCACTGGCCAACGTACATGTCCGCATTCGTGTTCGGGCTGGTGTTGGCTGCGACATTCACATCCAGGCCACGCTCACCGGTCCGGCGCGCATCGGTGCGGGCGGTGTAGACCGTGCCCGCCGCACTACCCAGCAGTTGGCCGTCCTGGAAGGTTTCGAACGACCCCAGCGGGAACAGGCTGTCGCTTCCGTTGAGAACCGACTGCACATCCGACTGCAGCTTGACCACATTGGCCGCACTGCTGGTGATGCGGTCGCCAAGCTGCACCACGTCGGTGCGCAGGTTGGAGATCGCCGTGGCATTACCTGCGATGTCCTGTGCATCGGTGATGTCATAGAGCTCGACGCGGTCGAACAACACCTTGCCATTCGCATTGGTCAGGTGCACCTGCGGCATCACTTCATTGCGATCCAGCCCAGCCGACCACTCCGCTGTGTAGGTTCTCCAGGCACCGTCGGTCAGGTTCAGTGTCACGTCCGCATGGCTTTCGCCAACACCCGTGGTGCGCACCCTCAGGCGGCATACCAGCGTCGCCGTTGCGCCATCAAAGGCGCGGGCGATCATCACCATCCGGTACCGGCGTGACTTGCCGGCAGCCACCGGCAGCCACCGGGAGTCATTGGCTGTGATTACCGGGTTCTGGCCGGCCTGCGGGCCGTGCGTCATCAACAACGCATCGCCGCCCTGGCCAGAGGCCTTCACCCATTCCACGGTGTTTGCCGGCAGCGTGCGGGTCAACGTCCACCACGCGGCACTGCCGGCGAAGGTGCTGTTGCGCAGCAGGTTGTCATTGCTCACCACGGAGGTATCGATCCGTGCACCCAGGCTGGTGATGCTGTCTGCCGCAGATGCCAGGTCGGTACCGAGCTTGCCCACGTCGGTGCGCAGCCCGGTCAGCGCTTCGGCATTGGCCCGCGACGCACGATCCAGCGCCGACGAGTCCTGCGATCCGGTCGGTACACCATTGAGCAGGGTGATGGTCATTTCCACCCATAGGCCAACGCGGCTGGCATCCAGCGGGGGCGGAGACAGGATCTGCCTGCCGCCACCGGCGCCACTCTTCCTGCGCCCGACCATCACCAGCATCCGTCCGCCGGAAAGCGCCGCAAGGTTCTCCTGCGAAAGACCGGCATCAAGCAGGCGGGTGCGCAGGCCGATGGTGTCGGCGTTGGTGCCGCTGCTGATCGCCCCCACCGCGTCCGACGTATAGGCGATGAAGTACTGGTTGTCCTTCAGGGTTTCGTCGTACCACGAGTTGAAACGGGCCGATTCAGCTTGCAGATTGCCGTACGTGTCGAATACGGCGGTACTGCTGATGCTGTTGTCCGCATTGATCACCCCTACCCGCAGGCCGCGGTTGGCGCCCATGCCGGCCACGATGCTGCCGTTGGCGCGATACACACCCGATGCACGCGGACCGCCGGTGGGCCAGGCGTTGATGTGCGCATTGGCAATGATGTTGTAAGCCACCATGTTGCCGATACCGGACGCCAGGCGTGTCACATCCTCGGCAGCGGTCGTCAGCCTGCCATCGATCTGCTCCACCTTGGTCGACAGACCCGTGATCGCCGAGGCATTCGCATCGGCGTCAGTCACTTCCTCCACCCACAGGTCATCCAGCCACAGCGTGCCGGCCGTGCCGTTGCGATTGATCGTGACCTTGATGCCCTGCACCGTGCCGGAGGACGGCAGGTTCACGAAGGTCTCGGTCTTCACCCAATCCACGGACCTGGGGAACGACGCTGTCGCAGCCGCCATCAGGTTGCCGTTCTGGTCGCCAATACGCAGCTTGGTATTGTCGGCCGTGCCGTCGAAGTCCTCGCTGGTCCGCGTCCAGCAGGAAACGCGATAGCGGCGGCCAGCGGTCAGAGCGATGACACGCCCTTCGTTGACCGCCGCGCTGACCACCGCGTTGCTGCCCCCTGCATAGGGCGCGGCTTTCCAGCACAGGGTGTTGCCACGCCCCTCGCGCACCACCGACGCAGCCGTCGTATTGAAGAATGTCCAACCTTCGGAGGCCAGGTTGAAGTCACCATTGAGCGCCAGGTTGCTGCCTGCGCCCATCACCGCTTCCATGCGGCTCTTCAGCTGGACCAGGTCCTGGCTGCTGGTGGTGACCTTGCCATCGAGTTGCCCCACTTCCGTCTTCAGCGCATTGAAGGCACTGGAGCCAACCTTGTCGCCCATCGTAGCGTCCAGGCTGTCCACACGCCTCCCCAGCGCGGTATCGGCGGTGACCATTGCCTGCTGCAGGCTGCTGACGCTGGCATTGGTCGCCAGCGCGCCGGTACCTGCGGGCATGCGTGCCTGCAGTGCCTGGATCGATTGTGCGTTGACCTGGTCGCCGCTGAGCCGCGCGGACTTCTCCGCCGCGATCAGGCCCTGGCTGACGCCCGCCAGATCGCTTCCCTCGTAACTGCCTCGCAGTTGCACGCCGAGCGTCTCTCGACGGCTGGCCTCGCTGGAATCGGCCGCGATGCGTGCACTGGCTTCGTCCTGCAGCATGGCCACCGACGCGCCCGGTGTCGGTCGGCCGATCGCCACCCAGTCCAGCAGGAAGTAGTGGGCATCGGTCTGCGCCTTGGACAGATCCAGGCGGATCTGGTCGACCACGCTACCGTTCCACGGAATGTTGTCCACATCCAGCGTCGCGATGCCATTGCTGTCATAGCCGGGCTCTGCGAACTGCACCATGCGAGCGTTGTCCCACGACTGGCCGGGGCCGTTCCACAGCAGCCGGCCGTCCCAGGCAGGGCTACCCACTTTGCGGATACGCAGCTTGACGAAGCGGTGCGCCGCGCCCTGGACGTCCTGGCCGCGCGGGCTGGCCACGAAGGCATCGCTGGCATGGTTGGCCGGACGCAACCAGCCATCCACCAACGTTGGACTGCCGCCGTTCGCGCCCCAACCTTCCACGCTGTTGTCGAAGTGCCAGATGCGCTTGCTGTCGAACTGCACACCACTGCCTGCCGACAGCTGGCTCACCATCCGCGTGAGATTCTCGACATCCGACCGGCGCTCGCTGGTTTCGCGGGTCACCGCCGTGGTCAGCTCGGTGCGGGCATTCAGATCACCGGCAGCGCGGTCCAGCACTTCGCGCGCCAGGCCATCGGTGCCTGCCTTGATCGCCAGCGCCTGCTGGTCGAGCCTTTCGGCCTGCCCGGCAAGCCGTTCGGCCCCGGCCGTGATCTGTTCCTGCAGGCGCAGCGATTCGCTGCGCAGTGCTTCGGCCGCCTGGGTGGCATTGGCCAGGTCGTTGTCGATGCGGGCAGTGATTTCCTTGCCCAGATCCTGCTTGACCGACTCCACCACGCCACCGATCCCCTCCAGCGTCTGCCCGACGTTGCGGCCGAGCGAACGTCGCAGGTAGCGGGCGGCCGTCGACAGTACACCCGAGGTGTTGCGACTGCGGCAGGCAAAGGTCCAACTGCCCGACGCCGGCAGCACCGCTTCGATCGCAGCAGTGAAGAAGCCACCTGCATCGCCGAGCGGGGTCATCTGCTCCCAAAGCGGGTTGTCGATGCTGCCCGCGGTGTAGCGGATCTCCACACCAGCGAAGTCGGCCGACTGTACCGTATCGCTGAAGAAGCCCCATACGTAGCGACGCACGCCGCCACTGAGCTCCTCGATGTCGAACAGGTCGACCAGGACAGGCGGCGCGTCAGCGCCCAACGTCGTGTATTGGGCAGACACCGCCACGCCGGCGCGGCCCTCTGGACTGTACGGACGCACGACGATGGGATAGGTACCCGCGCCGGGGATCGACCAGCTTGCCGAGCGCGTCGTGGTACGTGCGACTTCCTCCAAAGCGGCATTGCCGTCTGGATCGGACAACACCAGCGTGTCACCCACCGGCCCGCTGATGTCGAAGCTGGCCTGCAGTTCGGTATGGACGCTGCCGCCCTGACTGACCTGCCGTTCGATCACTTTCAGGTTGCTGGCGATGGGTCGGGTCTGCAGCGACGATTCGTTCGACGGCGGTACGTACTGGCCGGTGCGCACGTAGTGCCAGAACGCAGGCCCTTCCTGCACCACGTCCACTGACGCACCCTTGAGGTCGCCCTCCGGACGGATGCCGGTCACGCGCACGCGTGTACCCGGCGTCTGTTTGAAATCATAGATCCAGATGGTGTCGTGCGCAGGATTGGTCTCGCTGCTGCCAGGCAGCGACGCGTCGGCCGGCCACGGGTCCGCCAACACCAGGGTGTCGCTCGGCTCGCTGCCAGGTACCACGCGCAGTACGCGGTAGACGCGCTCGCCCGGGATGCGCAGGCCAATGAACGCACTGCCCACCGCCGGCGGCGGCACCGGCTCGTCCAACTGCAGCGTGGTCACACCTTCGGCATCGACCGTCGCGCCGATCAGGCGGCCACCGAAGCCCCACTGGGTCAGGTCGTGCTGCAACGCCAGCACGGACAACCGCGAGTAGGCCAGGTGCTCGATGTCGGTGCTGTAGCTGATCGACTTGTACTGGTAGACGCTCTGCGCCAGATGCCAACGCGCCAGCATCGCGGCGTGGGCTTCGGTGCTGACGCCCTCGCCGGTGATCTTGGCCGGGTTGAGCATCACTTCCACACCCGGTGCCGGCACGCGCAGCGTCGCCGCCTTCCAGGTGCGACGGTCCAGATAGCTGTACTCGATGCCGTCGGCCGCATTGGCCAGGGTGTAGTCGACCTGGAACTGGCCTTTCTTGATCGTCGCCATGTTGACGACGCCGGAGAGCGGCTGCTCGTCGGCGGCCCATGCCACACCCAGGCGGCCCTTTGCCCATGTCACCTGGCCAAAACCAGCAAGGGCGATGGCATCCAGCACCGCCTGGTGGCTGCGTACTTCTGTCAGCCAGTAGTCATAGCCAAGCGCATTGTCTGCGCAATGCAACATGAAGGCCTTCAGGCTTTCAATGTCGATGCGTCGATCCGCCATGCCCAGGCCTGCGATGCGCTTGCCATTTTCGTCGTTGATGCCACGCACGTAGGCCAGAATCTGCGCGCCCGGGTTGCTCGTCTCCTCGGTCACCCAGCCAACCGCATCGCCCTTCCACACCGGGATCGGCCGCGAATGGGCCACGCAGCGGATTTCATCCGGGGTGCCGTTGAGCTGGCCGGAGGCCTTCATCTGCAGGCCGATGGCGGGAATGCCGGCATGGCTGGCATCGTCACGCTGCACGCTGACCAGCGTGGTCCAGGTGAAGTTCGCCTGCGCGCCGCTGCCATCTGTGTTCTGTCCAGCCACGCGCACACGCACGTCGTACTGGCCAAGCTCCACATCGCGACCGTAGCTCACCCGACGGGCTTTCTGCGTGCGTCCCACAAGGTTGTAGTTGCCGAACAACTGCCAGTTGGTGGTGCCTACCGGGCGGTACTGGATCTGGAGCTGCTCGCGGTTGTCCTTGTCCTTGCCCTTGGAGGTCGTGTCCCACAGACGGAATTCCACGTTCACCTGCAGGCGCAGCGTCTCGGCCGAACTGGTGCGCTCCACCCAGGGGCTGGCCACATGCTTGGCGTCGCTGCCGGTATCCAGCAACAGAGCGCCTTCGATCACATCCGCGTTGCTGTAGAGCGGAATCGCTTCGTCCGGCATCTGCGGGAAGCCGCGGAACCAGGTGCGCACCCCCTCATAGCTGGACAGCGGTGACTCACCGTTCTGCAGGGCCTCGTCACGGCCGACATTGATGCCTGGGCTCAGGGTCATGCCGACGAACTGTTCGTCGCCCTCGAACCACGTATAGGGACGGCTGATCAGATCGGGCGCCACGCGCGTGGAGCCGAACAGCAGGCCCAGCGGCTCATAGGCGCGCACGCGGTTGCGAGGCGCAGCCAGCGAATAGGCGGTATCGGCAACACCACCACCACCGGGCCGGGGAGGCTTCGGGCCCAACACCTTGTTGATCAGCACGCTGCCGGCCACGTACACCGCTGACGCCAAAGCAGTGCCGTAGGTGGCGCTGAGCCCCGCTACCGCGCCCGCACCCCAGGCCGAGCCT